GGCGCACATATCAAGTAATGGAAACTTTTTCCATATCAAAACCCCCTATAACTATATTAAAGTGATGTATAACTTAAATGATTATCAAACGAATATTAAAGTTGTACCCTATTCAGATGATTATCAATTTTGTACTGATGTATCAGATGTTGAACATGGTGCATTATTTTTAAAAGATTCTTTTTATAAAGATAATCATCAAAGGCGTTATTATAACCCCTCAAATCTTCATTTTGATAATGCATACAGTAAATCATTTATACTCAATGAAGATGATTTCATACATTTAAATATGAACAAGATTATAAAGTATCATTTAAAAACAGAACGTAACAAAAAAGGGTATCAACCTTTTGAACAAAAAGAAAAAATGTATCATGATAACTACATTGAAAGAACTAAAAAAAATCTAGTAAAATCATTTATAAGCAATGTGTAAAGTTTTTACATATTGCTTTTTTTATGATATAATGGTTTTTGATTAGAGGTGTAGAACATGGGATTATTAGAAGCAATGCAAAAACATAAAGGTCAAAAAAATTTATATCTTTATTGGGATATTGAAACATTAAACTATAATAAGGTTGCAGGTAGAGAAAAACCAACAAAATATAAAAATGTCACTTATAGTCTTGCAATTGGTTGGTATGACGGAAAACACATTGATGTTGAAGTTTTTCCAAGTTTTAAAGCCTTTTATCAATCTTTTTTTGATTACGCCTCAAGACGTGATACCATTACGAAATCACAAACAACCATTAATATGATTGCACATAACTGTAATAAATATGATAATCATTTTTTACTTCATGATACAAAATATTATTTTTGTGATAATTTAGTGATAGAAAATTTATTTATGAAAAGTGCAGAAGATAACAAAAATACGATTAATATCAATGAAGCAAAATTATTATCAAAAGAAACAAATGTGATTTTAGAAAAACGTGTTAAATCAAGTATCAATTTAGATTTAATGATGTATTTGAAAGGATTTAAGTTTAATATCATTGATAACTTTATGAAAACCAATACATCAATTGCTACACTAGGAAAAAAACTCAAAGACGGTGGCTATATTAGTGAAGATGAATTAAAAACTGATTTTCAATATGATGTGTTTGATGTAGAACATGATATGACAGATACACAAGCCTATGATTATGCATATGAATGTTTTCATCAACTTACAGAATCACAAATGACCTATATTAGAAACGATGTCATCATATTAGGTATGTGCCACATACATTATAGTGATATATTTCCTAATTTTGATTATAGTGCAATGACCTTTAGTGTAAATATTATGAAAAGTTATATCAATAATGAAACAACACGATTACAATTATTAAACCAAAAAGGAAAGCAAAAAATATCATACACAGATTTTACTTTTTTTGATATGAATTTTTATGACTTTATTAAGGGTTTCTATCGTGGTGGATTAAATATGTATAATTCACGTTATGTTGATAAAATCATCAATGAGGAATGTTTTTCAATAGACATTAATAGTAGTTATCCCTATGTGATGTATCATGAAAAATTACCAATGTATATTTATGATTTTGATGAATATGAACAACCGACAACGATACACATTGATTTAACTAATAAAGATTATTTTTCACTTTATAAAATGGATAAAGTCACATTCAATCGTACTATTTTAAGAAATATTGAAAGTGATTTAATTAAACAATGTCTTGTTAAATACTACAATAATGATAAAAAGTTTGTTAACATAAATACAAACACTTTACGCATGATTCAAGATTTAACGGGTTTAACTTTTGACAAAATAAATGTGTTTGCTTTTGTATGCTATGAATGTGAATACTTTGGCGCTCGTGATATTATTCATCATAATTATTTTATTAAAACACAGGGTAAATTAAATAAAAAAATCATTATGGATTCACCCTATAACTATAAAATTACTGATGAAGTGAATACACATACCTATTCACAAGAAGAAATTATGTTAAGTAAAGTTGTTTTAAATGGTCTGTATGGTATACCTGCTTTACGGTCACATTTTAATTTGTTTAGACGTGATGAGGACGGTTTTTTAGTTAACCATGAAAATGGATATAAAAACAGTGAACGCAATTTGTTGTTTTCAACTTTTGTTACGTCACAAGCGCTTTATAACTTACTTGAACCCCTAAAGTCTCTAACACAATATGAAATTGATGAATGTTTTATTTATTGTGATACAGACAGTTTATATTTGAAATCAAAAATTAAACATAAAATCAATGATGAATTATTTGACCCAATCGCATTAGGTAAGTGGGACATTGAAAATCACGTTATTAAAAAAATGTATGTACTCAATCATAAAAAGTACGCCTACCAAAAAGAAGATAATACAATTAAAATAGCTAGTGCAGGTATTCCATTAGACGCATTTAATAAAAATCAATCTTTTGAAGAATTTATAAAGAATGATTTTCACCATAAAGCAATTGTGTATAACAATAAATCCATTTATAACGAACAAAAAACAATATCTATTTATCCGTCAAAAACGTATATTGAAAAGGGTACGCCTTATGATTATTATTTCACTAAAGAATTAGAGGATAGAAAAGAAGATGTATTAAAACAAGCAAGACGTGAATATGATGATGTTAATGACGATGATATATTATATATTGAAAGTGATGTTGGCGCATTTTCATTTAGTGACTTATTTCCTTATCAATTTGAAATTAAAAATAAATGTGATATTAACATTTTATATATGGTTCATCAAGACATAAAAAATGACGCTACATGATAGTAGCGTCTTTTTTACGAGGTATAGTGACAAGTGACGTTTGCCATACGGATTATGTTTTGTTGTTTTTTTACTAGAATGTTCTAGCATACTTATATTATAGCATAATTTTTACTTAATGCCACTAAAAAACATAATATTATCCCCTGCATTTTCAGGTACACCGTCAATCAATGTATATTCAACAACACGACTAGGTGCCCAATAAGGTGGCACGTTATAATTGGCTACTAAAAATGAACCGTCTTTGAATACTGCTACTACGACACCCGTATGTCCGACACCGGGTAATGAGGCTTGTAAATAAGGGGGTTTACTACTAAATCCATAGCCAACTGTTGGTCGATGTGTGACACGTGCGCCACGATTACGATATACCACCCACACACGTTGACCGTTTGTGACTTGTCCGTCGTCGGCAGGTTGTACTTTACCATGTAATTGTGTCATATAACACTGTGTCAATTCTGTACATTGACCTGTATTACCAAACCTCGGAAATGTATTACCACTGTTATTTAGATAACTAGGTTTAAATAGTGGCACGTCAATAGCGTCTTTATATTTTTGTGGTAATTGAGAATAAGTCCAGTTACCACCAATCACACGTCCACTTTTACCATTAGGTGCAACGGATTTACCCCCTTTATCTGCGCCACCCTCACTATCATCGGCACCTGTATCTTTTCCACCACCCCCGTCGATTCTTGATATTAAGTCTTTCATTTCATCAAGTAATTTTTGATTCATATTTAAACGATAGGTGTTATTGTATGTTTTTGTAATGGTAAACATCTGATTAGAAAAAAATTTATCAGTACCAATAGAGTGCAAATCCCACTGCATACTGTCTTGTAATTTTTTAAGAAATTCCTCAAAGGCACGTGCAACAACATCAAGCCCACCACTAGTGCCACTAGAACTACTTGAACCACTACTTGAACCTCCTTTACCGTCTATTTTTCCACCCCAAGCTAAAATCGTGTTTGAAGCGTCTAAGAATGGATTTCCATATGTTTGCACTCGGTTATAACTTGCTTGTAATCCCTCAGGATAATATGCAGCCCAAGTTGCTGCAGCTGTTAATGGAATATAGGCACGACCGACTTTACCATTTTTCATATTATGTGAAAAATCATAATTACCTTTTGCTTTTACACTTGCAGGCACAAAGTCTACGGGATTTCCTGCGTCAATCCAACTCGGTGTACCTGCTTGACGAGATTGAGAAACAAGTTTACGTGCAACAAATTGTGCGTCTGATAAATAATTCCCCTGTGGTGATGTATGGTTCAACCAACCCCAACTACCATTATAGCCCTCATTTTTTTCATAAGCACTAAATAATGCAGGTGATACCCCAATGCTTTTAACTGCATTAAGCACCTGTCTAATTTTTGATGAATCATTCCCACACCATGCTTGAAATCGTCCTATGCCTTTGACTTTAGGTACTAAATCATCAACACTTAATCCAAAATCATCATTTAAATTAGAATGAATAAACTTATCAATTTTTTCTTTATCATTCATCTTTATTCACTTCTTTCATTGGCTTGTTATCACGACTTCTTATGACTTTTAATTTTTCCCCAATTTCTTCAGGAATCAGTACACCCATTTCTGCACAGTTTTCAACAATAGATAATCCCTCATTCGCTATATAGAAAAAGATTGTTACCATTAATAAACCATTGTTTAGATTTAATATTTGGTCGATGATATTTGCTAAAATGATAATACAGAAAATGAGTATTTTACGACCAAATCCATACATGCTTTTTCTACTCCATAAGTTTTTATTTTTAAAGGCTTTAGCTAAACCTGTAATAATATCAATTAACATTAATACCATTAAAAAATACAGTAATTTTATATCACCTGCATATATAAATGTGTGAAATGCGTCAGTTTGTGTATATTGTACGTGTAATTCACCTTTTTCCATTTTTAATCCTACTTTCTAAATTTATTTTTAAATACATTTTGTGCCATTGGGTTGTTCGTTCCGTCGTTATGCCAAAATCTGACACCCGTTTCAAGTAATACTTTCAATTGTTCTAAAAGCATAGGGTCGATACCGTCAATAGTATATGTACCTCTCATTCTTAAATAATTGCATACCGTCCATGAATCAATTGGGAATGGTGTTCCTGCTTGGTCGTTCGTTTCAAAACCTAACATGAAATAATAACGTTTAATATTATCCATGTCGAAGGGCGCTGGTACACCGATTTTCATGGTTAATCCATTAATACTATTTGCGATTTGGAACGCATTTCCCATTTGTGAACTTGTCACAGTAGGGGGTTGTAATGCTAAGTCTTTATATTCTGCACGTAATTCTTTATAGTAATTATACTCATCATTAAATTTTGAAAATAAAGCCGTTGGTGAAAGATTAGAACCAATACTTACGGCGTCATAAAATCTTGATTTCAAATCATTACCACCCACAACATTATTGATTCTGCTAGATATTAAATTACTTTGTGCATTTTTTTGTTTGTTGGCTTGTTGAGATTGTGCAAGTAATCCATTATCAATTAAAATAGGTACTTCTGCAAAACTATCAAACGTGATAGCCGTATTTAAAAATGAACCTGTATCAATCAATATTGAATTATCACTTGCTTGTATTGGTTTTTCATTGGGTGCGCTATTATAGTCAACGGGATAAATACGTACCTCATTATGATAACCAATAATAGATTTTGTTCTTAATTTAACCCCTGTTTTTTCTGTTATTTTTCCTGCGTCAAGTAATAAACTGTCACCATTCCATGAATAAATTTCAATGGTTAAATATTCATTTCTTACAAGATGTTTTAATTCATCTTGATTAGCATTAATCATATATTGTAATTTTTCAAAAGGCACACGTAATTCTTTTAATTCCCATTCATTCGATAACTTTTCATTTTTTAGTGTCATTAAACCTTTAATATCTTCTTGTGTTTTGACTGCTTCTAAATCATCAATATTAATAAATGTAGCAGGTATTAAAATAATTTTTTGAAAGTTTTGCGTAATCCATGGATATTTACTCATTTTATCCATAAATTCGTTAAAGTCTTTACGATTCATCACATACAGATTCACTGGACTTGTAATGTAATCGTAAGTAATCCCTTTTGATGATTCGAGGTTAGGTTCTTTTTTAGTCCCAAACTTTTTAGATAAATCAGCACTTGATTGGAATAAAACAAGATTACCACCAAACTGTTCAAGATAATTATTTAAATAGTATTTGTTACTTGCTTTAATAACATCATCGTTATTTCTAAGTGAGGGTAATAAATAATTGTAAACCTCACGTGGCAGGTGTTGACGTTCAATAAACGCATTTTGTACTTGAGATAATACATTACCCTGTGTGTAAGTCATCACTGTATCAATGACTAAATACATTCGTGTCACATGGTCGTTGACATACTCAATTTGATTCACAAACGCATAATAACGTCTATTTTCAAAATCAGATTTAAACGTACAGTAATTAATCCCCTGTGCGTCTTGCCATGACATTTGTTCAAGATTCACCATGTTTCTATCACGTATAAAATTAAAAGGAATATTTTTATAATCAATCGCATTAAAATGATTTTCATTTAAAAAATAGTTGTCACGTTCATTGTTTGATGAAAAGTGAATTGTGTTTTGATAATCTGTCAGTGGTGTATTATAGAAAAATTTAAAATGTGTCAGTTTTCTATCTGCCATAAAATAACCTCCTTATATGTAAAAATAGACACGCTTTCACGTGTCTATTATATCATAATTTAATCCATAAATACGGTATTAATTGGACACCACTCATCGCCTGTTGGACTAGGGTAGGTTGTTCCCTCAATAACAACATCACCTGCACGCATAATTGTAATTCTTGTGTAGTAAATTGAACCTGATTTTTTACTTGTATTTTGAACATAGTAATGTGGATTTGTGAACTCACCATTGATAGGTATTTTACCTATTGTTATAGAATCACCTTTATACCCTTTTACTGCACCACGTAAAGCAACTGTTTTAATCCCTTTTACATTTGTAATGCGATATTGTGGTGGGTCGGTATGTGGTACTAAGCCACTACCTGTGATTGTGATATTTTTCCAACCTGTATCATCAATAGTAATACCATTGATTTTTTCCGTATTCGATTGAATTTTTTGATTTGTTTCTTTTATCTTTTCGTCTATCTTTTCGTTTAACGTTTTTTGTTCTTGTTTCAATTCGTCGATATTAATGGAATCAAGTTTTTGTTTCATTTCTTCTAAGTTATAACGATTAACCTTTTCAGTAATTTCATTCACTTTTAATTTGTTATCTTCGACTGATGTCTCAATGACTTTGATTTTTTCTTCATTATCATAAATACGTTTTTCATTGTCTGATAATTTTTCTTGTACTTCTTGCATTTCATCTTGTAGTGGTTCGATACTTTCTAAATGAAGAAATCCATCTTTAGTATAAATATAAACGTCACCATCAACGGATGATACAATATCATTTTCATCAACAAGATTTGTATTAAACTTTTCTAAATTATAAATATCTTTGACACTTCTTACAAATTTACTTGCCATGCTTTTCAACCTCCAATTGTCCCCAAAGATGTTTTTCATTGAGTATTTTTTCTTGTTTATCTTCAATTTTACCAATTGACATATAAAAACGGTTTTTACTAGCACCTTTTTGTTGATAGTAAAACCCTAACCACCAAAAACCATCTTTTTTATAAATTCTATCAAACTTAACGTATTGATTAGGATAAATCCAAGAATTTTTATCTACAATTTCACCTATTAATGATGGTTCTAATCTCACACGAATTGGACGTTTATTAGTTTTAAATGATGTAAATTTACCATTCCATTTATAAACGTTTTTAGGTTTGCTTTCTTTTCTAAAATGTGGACGAATAAAGTGTGTAACTCCGTCATAATAATGAACACGTTGTGTTGCTAATTCTTGATAGCTTCCACCTAAACCATTCCAATTTTGTTCAAGACATAAATAATAATTTAAATTACCACTAATGACAATTTGAATATGACCGTATTCACTATATGCACCCTCAGTATAGACTGCAATATCACCTAATTGTGGTTTAAAATCACGTGTATTACGATAAACCGTTGCTAAACCTTTCATATCATTTTTAATTGCGTCTTTTGCATTACCCCATAATCTTACTTGACCGTCTGTAATGTAATACATGTAATCAACTGCTAAATCAGCACATTGATAACCAAAACTACCGTCAAAATCAACGCCTACACCTGTATGTGTTTGAATATAGTGTCTAGCTTGCGACAATGTTTTCATTTTTGTTTCCTCCTTTAAATTAGGATAGGCAAACGCCTACCCTAGAATAATCAACCCTTTACTTGATAATGTTTGAGGGTCAACATTGGTAGAATATCCATGGTCTTTATCTGTAAATATCCTACTACCATTATACACGTTATAAACTGTTTTGTTACTTGAAATATTTGAACCAAAGCATGTTATTTCCCCACCACGTGTCGCATAAACAGGTTCATTTTTAGTACCTGAAATATTTGACGCTTCAGCAAACACTTTAGACGCATAAGCTAAAATACCAAAGTCGCCACTACCTGTGATTGTAATTCTATCTGCAAATATTTGACCACCACGTGTCGCTTCAATACCGTTACGCCCTGCACGTTCAATGACTGCTTCATTAACTGAAATCACTGAACCATATGCCAATACGTTATCATCTTTTGAACGTGACACTTTTGCACCGTAACCTGCAACATAACCACCACGTGTGGCTTCTAATCCACGACGACCGTTACCGTCACAATTAATTTCTTGACAATACACATCACCTGCATAAGCTAACACACCATTACGTTTATTTCCATTCGTTGTCGATAATCTTGCTTGAACAGTTGAACCATGTGTGCATTGGATTCCGTCAAGTCCGTTTTCATTTGCATTACCACTTGTGAAATCAACTTTTGAATTGTTACTTGCGATGACACCATGCCATTTATTACGTGAAGCAGTCGCACCTGTGGCGTCAATAGAACAACCCCTGTTTGCCATAATACCACTTGCACCACAACCATTAGCAATGCCTTTATCAAAGTTAATGTTTGATGAACGTGTCGCAATGACACCGTATGTTGTTTGTGAATTTGAACAATCACTACTTCTTAAATCAATATCACTTGACGCATAACTTACAACATTATCATCAATTGTATCAGTTATTTTACAGTTTCTTGCACTCGCTTGTGAACCAGTTGTCACCATTAAACCATGGTGTCCGTTAAATCTTGCTTCGGTAAAATCAATATAACCACTTGCACCATGTGAGAAGTGTATTCCAATTTCACCACAACGATTGACTGTCATATAATTACCTGTTAATGATGAATTAAAAATTCTTAATCCGTCACCATACATATTCTGGTCTTTATTATATTCTTCTAATTGTTCACGATTGCCATTGTACGAAAAATCACAATAGTTGGTTTGAATATGTGAACCATTGACACCACATAAACCAATAAAATTAAAGTGTGTAGAACCTCCACGTTCAGTCATTTCAAACGTTGTATTATCCATTAAGAAACCACAATTAATGGTATCTGAAAAGTCTTTATTTTGTAGTTTAAAATCAATTTTAGGAAATGTAGAATTAATACCATAAAATAGGGGTTTTACTCTAAAAATAGGATTTGTTTTAATTTCTATTTGTCTGTTTAATTCTGTTTCATAGGCTTCAACAATATCATTTTCTGATGTAATCGTAATGTGATTATAACGCTTATCACGTAAAAATAATTGTTCGCGCATCATATAATCTTTAAGTAAAATGACACGTATTGATTTAGGTTGAACAATTAAATTTTCAATGTAATCAAAACAATGATTCAATGTGTCAAAATCACCTTTTTGTCCTACTGTATAAGTAACATCTGTATTTGATAACGTTAAAGCGTCGTATGTTTCTTTCATTTTTTGTATATCATCTGCTAGTCCATTTACAAAATCACATAATTCAAAAATAAAACCATTAAAACGTGCTAAGTAATCATAATATGATTTTGAATTGGTATTATAATCTGCATTATCACTGTAAAATGGTTCACGATATATGCCACGACGATAACCATATTCATTATTATAATTGATTCGACCGTTATTTATATACATATTTTTATCCTCCTACCATATGTGTAAAAAACATTCTTTATCATATGTTTTAAATATTGTATCACGCATTGAATATAACTTTTGTAAGTTATCTATTAAGTATTGTTTTGTTAATCCTGTTCGATTCATTTCATTTTGTGACTCAGTATTACGTTTTGTATCACTTTCACCGTTTCTTAATGAATCAAACGTATTATCTTTTGTACCTGTTTTTTCTGATACTGTTTCACTTGTGTTTTTATCTCTTGAAATCGTGTTTGTGTCTGCATAATCAAGCACTGTATTATCTACATCAATATTGACTTTTGACTGTGGTAGGGTAGATTCTGCAGTGCGATTATCATCAAAACTTTTTGTGATTGTATCTTCATAGTCTTTATATTCTTCATGATCTTTGTCTTGTTGTCTGTCTTTCGTTTGACCCTGTTCGATTGCATTTTCAATCGCTTTACCTAAGTCTTGTGATTGTGTATCTGTGACTTGTTCAATATATTTATACATATCTGAACCATAAACACGATAAATGTAATCTTCATGTGTCATGGTGATATATAAAACTTGACTTGCAAAGGATTCAACCGTTTGTCTACCAATTTCACGATATAAAAAACGCAATGTAAAACTTTCTTTAAAATATCGGTCAATGCGTTCATCATTAAACATGAAACCTTTAAAAAACATATTATCAACAATTTGTTTAACATCATCATCAAAATACAACATCTTTTGCATAAACGCATGTTTTGAATCGTTAAAGTGGATTCTATCATTATTAACAAATTCATTTAATCCCAAACGTTGTAATTCACTTTCAATGATTTCATATAATGTTGTTGTGTGTTTACTCAACTTTTCCACCACCAAAATTATCAGTTTTTAGGTTCATAATATCCATTTCAGAAATGGCTTCATCATCATAGTAGGGGTGAATATCTAAATTAAAACGACGATTTAACATTTCAAAAGGATTTCTACCTCTTAAATAAATATTACTATTTGATGTAGTAAATGAACGATTGGATTTAGCTTCCGTATCACTCACACCACTTTCTTTATCAACAGCAAGTGAGTTGACACCTAAAAAGTTTGATAATTCACTCACTTTATTTTGATATTCTCGTTTCATTTCAACTAAAGCAGTAGTTACAAAATCACTACCCAAGTCAATGATATCTTCTTCAGGGTCAATGTATTTATCTGTCTTAATAAAAGGTGCACCATTATACAATTTATTAATAAACTGATTAATCGTTTCATCTTGAATATCAGATAAAAATATTTTACTAAATTTAGATTGCATAATAAGTGAAAAGCGAGATAATATAATTTCAGCTAATTCATCACAATAATGTTCGATAATCTGATAATCATTATTTAAATTGACGGGTTTATTTCTTAATACAATAAAATCACCACTTTGACAATTGTCATAGTATTCAATTTCTAAAGCATATTCTGGTCTTAAATAATCAGGAATAATATATGTGATGTCATCTTGAGTTAATCGTTTGTTAAAAGTTAAATTGAAGTTATTGATAAAATCGTTACTATTTTTATAATACATAGATTGAATATAACCTAATATCATAATGACACCATTTCTAGCTTTACCAACAACAACTTGATACCCTTGTCTTAAAGCAATCTCAAGTTGTAAGAAATCAATGCCAACTGAATTTTGATTTGTATAATTAATAAGCAATGGTAAAAATTCAACGTAACGATTAAAAATTAACCGACGAAAACGGTTCCTATGTTCCATTATTCGTCGGTCAATATCTTCAGTCAATTCAACTTTTAAACCAACATCTTTATTTTTTCCGATGTAATCGTTATCTAAATAACTCATGGTTTAAAAGTCCTCCT